TGTGAGGCTGAATCAGTAACTGTTGCAATTGTAGTAACTTTAACTTGTCCTGCTGTTGGAAGATCAGATCCACCAGTTGCAGAAACAGTTACAGTGCCAGCGCTTAGTGGCATGAAAACCTTATAAGTTTTTACACCATTTGCATCTGTTGTAACTGCTGTTGCAGTAATAGTATCACTTGATCCACCAAAGGAATAACTTGTAGTAATTCCACCAGCAGCAAGTAAGTTAGCATATGTCTTTCCAGATAGTACAGCACCTGTAGCATCAACTGCTGACAAGGTAATTGTTGCTTGCTCTCCTGCTACATAGTTTGCTTTATCAAAAGCCAACTTAATTGTAGCGACGGCAGCCTCAACACGAACTGTTGCTGTATCTGCAGAAATTGTGCCACTCTTTACAACTACACCTGCTGAACCAGTTTTTACACCAGTTAGCGAAAATAGTGCTGCACCATTTACAATGGAAGCAGTTGTTGCTGAGTTGCTAATTATTGTTAAATCACTTGAGGTAGCAGTTAATGTTCCTGCACCAACAATTACACCAGCAGCATCATATGCTACTGCAGAAATTGCATCTGCATTTGAACCTACTGCAATAGTTGGCTTCTTTACAGTTGTAACAACTTTAGCAATATCGCCATAAAATGTTACAGTTTCTGTTGCCAATAATACTCCAGATTGTGAAGTAAGTGTGATTGTTCCTACACCAGATGTTCCATCAGAAAATACTCCAATGTAACTACCTGCAGGAATAACCAATGATCTACCTAAACCAGTAATTGTTGCATGGTTTGTACCATGTCCCAACATACCAGCACCTGAGATGGTTGCTGTAACAGATTCTGAAGCAGAACCATTAGCAGCGTTCTTTTGAGTTAAAACAATAACTGCTGCAGCATCAGATGAGACTGTCTTTGAAGCATATACAGTAGCATCTGTTGTTGCTGAAATTGTTTCTCCAGCATTAAGAATAGATGTTGTATGTGCAGTTGATGCCTTAAGATCTGGTGCAGTTACAGTAACTGTCCAAGTCAATGCTGGAGATGTTACTGATCCAGAAGCGCTTGTTAATGTAGGAATAAATCTAATCACATATGTTCCAGCAACGCTAGGTACATAAAGTGATGATGTTAATTTTGCAGTAACATAGCCAGTTGTATTTGTCGCTGGCGAAATTGCTGCTGTTGTTGTGTCTGCTGATAGTGCCACTGTTGCGCTAGATGTTTCTGTAACAGCAAATCGTGGAACGCTAGCAGTAGATGGGGCAGACAATACTGCAGATATTACCGAAACGGTATCTCCAATACTTGTTCCCAAAAACGATACTGATACTACTGCTGTTGCAGTCTCACCAGGATTAATTGTATCTGCTACTGCATCAATGGTGACAACGTCAGCATAGACTGTAGCCTGTGTCGGAAGTGCCGACATCACGCCAAGCGTCAAGGCTGCAGCCAAGACTGTGGCAAGTTTCTTAAATGAATTCATTTTTCTCCTTGTTAGTTTATATTAAGTTTAATTTATCAAGAAAGTCCTTAACATCGTTAGGCATTTCTCGATTATCTAATTCTACCATATGTTGCTGTTTCTCCGCAAGTCGAGTTGCAGAACTCCATGTATGGACCTCAATTTCTGTATTATTATTTTTGGGGGTATGAGATATTGCCCCAAACACTGCTCCACAGACAGCATCTGCTAAGTCTTTGGATTTTTTACGAGGGTGATCTACCCTGTTACCCCTCATAATTTTTAATTCTGACATTTCTTCTAACAATAATGGAATCATAGGAATTGCTACTCGCTCTTCATAAATCATCATTGCTAAATCTTCGTAATGTTTTTTGGCAACTGAAACAGTTTCTGTTCTAATGCCAACAGCCTGTAATTCATTTTGAATATCAAAAGATTGCCAACGGTCAAAAGAAACCATTCCAAGATTAAAACCTTCTCTACGTAAATTAACTATCCATTGTTTTACTTCAGATAAGTTAACTGGACCTTCTGCTTTTGGTTCCCACCATACAACAGCATCAACAACAACTATGGGGGCTACTTGTTCATAGTCTTTAATAACTTGAATGTTAACCCATTTGTCAACATGTGCAATAGCAACAGCACACTTGTCATGTTTTTGTGCAAGGTCAGCATGGACATAATACATTTTTTCTGGATTTGGTTTAAAAGTTTCTTCAAACCTTTTAAAAGAGTCTATTGGATTTCTTGTGTTCATACATTTTTCTAACTTTTCTTTTTGTTTAAAGAAAGCATCTGAGGCATATGTTGGAACACAAGCAAAACGCATCATGGCATCGCCAAGATCTGTATAAAATGCTAGTTTAAAGTCATCTATTTTTCTTGTTGGATTTACTTCCCATGTTGGTCTTTTTAATGCTAATATTTTTGGAACTTTATAAGAAATAATTTGATCTTCTTCCCATGTAATTTCAAACTGATTGTTTGGATCATTATGTGGTAAGTCTTCATTCATAATAAAAGTATGTTTCTTTTCTATTGATTCTTTTTCCATAATTACATCTTCATACCGTTTTGAAATAAAGTCACCCTGATAACGAGGGAATGAAAGAAGAACAACCTTACCAAGATCTGGAAAACGAGAGTCTACCGATCCACGAAATGCTTTATAAATATTCTCTGCAGTTTTACCTTGTTCATTACCAGTTCCAACCTCAGAAGCAAATCCAGAAATTTCATCAAGTACTGCAAGCAACAAGTTTAAACCCTCATGAGATTCTCTTTCTGAATGTCCTGAGTAAACAGTAATTGATTTATCAAACTCAACGCTATCAGCCTTAGCATTATACTTACCTGCAAACCAAGGAGATTTTTCAATTTTTGTTTTAAAACCTTTAAAGAAAACGTTTTTAGCCTGTTGTGCGTTAATGGCAACGTTAATTAAATCTATCGCATCCCCGCTTGGTTTTCCGAAGTATCTTGCGGGGTCTTTGAGACAAAGTAACTTATAAACAATGTAAGCACAAGCAACAGTGGAAGTAAAATCTTTACCGCTACCTTTCCCCAACTGTAAGATGATTTCGTTTTTTGTATATTTGTCATAGTATCTAGCCCCTTCTACTAATCCATAAAGTTCTTGTAAATCTTCTCTCTTGTATATCTGACTCATTGCTTCTACTATGTCATACTGGACTGCTGACAGAGTTGGCTGACCAAGATAATCAGATGACTCAACAAATGTTTTAACATCTACTGGTTTTTCATCAAACTGATTCTCTTTTAATACATCTAAAAAATCATTAAACATCTTGGACAATTGTAATCACTTCGCCTTCTTTTGCAATTTGTGAAAGCCTATGCATAATTAAATCACGAACTTCTGGATGCGTAGAAGCAATTTCTCTAAGTATTTCAACAAGGACTTCTTGTCTTCTTTCAATTTGAACCATTTCTTCGGCAAGTTCTTTATTTTCTAACAAACCAGCCTTTTGAAGCATTTCAATTCTAGATTTTTCAATATCCATAACAAGTTTAATAGCCTGAGTCTTTGCACTAAGGTTATTTGTCATACTTGATTCATCAATAACTTCATAAGCCTTTGTAATAAGTTTGCTATAGTGTGTGTCTGCTCCAGCAAGTGCTTCTTTAGCCCGTGCACGAATTGCATCATTAGCAGATGCCATGACTTTCCACTCATTAATTAATGCAACAACACGAGTTCTAGGCATGTCTAGTTCTTTAGATATTTTTGTTGGGTCCTGCCCCTTTAAGTATTCTGTAACTACTTTGTTTACTTCATCTAAATGTTGAACTAATTCTATTTCACTTGACATGGTATTTTCCTTCTAAACGATTAATTTCATCTTTAATATAAAATATTGCTTTTTCTAAATCTTGGATTGTTTTTTGTTCATCTTTAAGTCCCGCTCTCCATAAATATTTAAAAGCATTTCCAATATTAAAATTGCGATGACGTGTAATCTGTATACACTCAACTCCACTAGGATCGGTTGTATAGTGTAACGGATGATTAACTTGATCAACCGTAATGGTTAACTCTGTATGCTCACTCATCTACTTCATCATCTTCCCAATCAAATGCTTCTGGCATACCTTTAAGTGCTGTAATTACATAGGTTAGTCCTACGGCACCTGCAACGCCGAGTCCAATTAAAACTTTTTGTGCTTTATTCATCGTCGTGATTTCCTTAATCCAAATTTAGCAAGATAAACATAGATTGTCTCTACGCTTGCCCCGCATTCTTTTGCAATCTCTTCTGGAGATTTTTTATCCATAAGATATCTCTTACGAAGCCAAACCTCTGATGTATATAGTTTACCAGCCATAGTGTTATTTGTCAACTTCCGTGTCAATAACGTCATAATCATAGGCATTGGAGTCTTCAAGGATCCACTTGTCGTAACTCTCAACATCCCATTTATTTGTATTAATGAGTCTTTGTATAACTAAATCCTTTTTTGTTACAAATGATGGCTCTTTTATTCTTACCCTGTTATTTGGCTGTACTGCAAAATTACCGTCATCTCTTTGAATAACGTGTCCGCACTTGTGTTGACCTGGATTTTCAGAGTACCCATCATCTAAAATATTTGTTTCTGGGCTATGCCAGTCAAGGGTAAATAAATATGTTCCAGGAACATTAGTCTTAGATCTATCAATGTATGACATTCTCATGTTGCTTAATGCTTGAAACTTTGTAACTGAAACGTGTGGACTAAAAGAATTCCACAAAACAAGATTATGAATTGGTTCTTCTGAAACTCCTGGTTTTGTACAAAATGCATTAATAGGCATTCTCCACCAGATTCCACCATCCTCCATCATAAAATGAAATAAAGGACTTCTTCCTTTAATACTGGCAACACCAAATATTACACATGGGAAATATTGATCATGACTGTCTAACTGATCTCTTAAGAAATTTCCACGAACGTAACACTCTATAGGTGGTATGTTTGCATTTAACTCAGGCATTATTGATTACCTCTTTCTACTGTTTTTAGTTTATCCCAATATCCTTGTGGATGCCCTTGATAAACTTGACCCGTTTCTCTATCTACCAGCAACCACTTTGTTGGCACAAGTGTATTAACTGTTAAAATAACTTTTTCATCTTCTTCTTTAAAATTAAAGGTATCTCTATTCATTAAACATTTCCTATTGCCTTGTTCCAATTATTTACAGCCCAATGACCAATGCCACAAGCATCAGCCACATCGTTATCAGTAATAGTCTTTTTATACTGAAACTCTATAAAATCCATAGTTCTTTGTTTACGAAGGTTACGCTCAAAAGTTTTATACCAAGACAAAGATTTCCCAGGATTCTTAACAGCAATCATGGCTCTTTCATCTTTAGATATTTTTTTATTACCAATATAGTTTTGCCAGGTAATTGGTGAAACTTTGCCTACGGTGGTAATTCCACACATAGCAGCAGCACCAAGAAGAGCGCCTTGGACTAATGCAAGATCTGCAGCAGTTTTAGGGCTATTCATAAATACTGTATGTTCAATTACTATTGCATCTGCATTCATAATTGTTTCAAAATATGCCTTAGTTTTTCTAGCAGCATCTCCAACTTTTGAGTATACATCGTCACCTTCAAAGTTAATCTTGCCAATTTCTTTTAAATCTTTTTTATCAAATACAGCAAAAGCAAGGCTGTTAGTGCTAGCATCTATAGAACAAACACGGTCTGGCTGAACCTCTATACCCCATTTATTCTTGCTCATATTCAATAAACCCCTTAAGTTCTTTTAACATTTTTGCTACTTGCTTTTCACTTACATTACAGTTAGCACAAAATCCAGAATCATTATATATTGACAACTGTGTTTGGCAACCGCCTAAACAAAATCTTTTTTTGCCTTTTCTTTTTTGACGACGAGTTATCTGATACCTTTCGGTAATCTTATCTTTAGTTGCAGCATCTCTACAATCAACGCTACAGTAAATTTGATAAGTTACCTTCGGCTCAAAATATATATCACATCTGTCACAAAGTTTCAATCAGCCCCTCCATAGATTTGATTTTAAGAACTCCAGTTCCTGCTTCATCACAGGCTGCTTTAATAGGGCATGTCTTACATATCTTTGAATTAGCACGATAGTTTTTTGTTGGAAGTGTACGATCAACCCAAGCCTTACGAACCTCACGCATCCACTGGAATGTAGCATCAATCCACTGGCGATAGTAGTCGTCTACCTCAATTGGAAGAACTAGCAATTCATGATTATTTTTATTCTCATAAATCAATACACCCTTTTTCTTACCAAGAATCTTCATATAAATAAGCAACTGAATTAAGTGACCAGCCTTGGGCTTCATTGAGTTCTTACGATACTCAAATCCTTCATTGAGCATTGTCTTAATTTCTCCGACAATCTCTTCGCCTTCCCAATCAAGCATTGCATCCCCGTATCCAAAGATCGGTGGATCATCGTATCTAATCTTAAACTCTGTTGTCGGTTGGTTATCATCATCACGGTAAACTTTTGCAACTCCAGCATTCATCATTGCGTCTTGAATTCTTCCATGTGAAAGAGTTCCAGCAGTCATATTTGCTGCACCATAAGCATCTGCATTATCTTCAAATGTAGCACCATCAAAAGCAAGATACCAATAGCGTGGACATTCTCCATGGCTATAGGCAATTGTTGATGGAGCAAATGTTTTCTTAGTCTGAAACTTTGGACCACGATTTACAACGTATCCAGATTTAATCTTTTCAATCAGAGCGTCTGCATCTAGTATGGTGCTTTTTCTAGAAACACTTTTTAGCATAACCTGCTGTAATAAACTTTTTGTCATTATATCCCCTTGTTTTATATAAGTATAGCATGTTATCGCATTATGTATTTAAGTGCTGATACCAAATTGTTTACTGCTTCTGCTGCTGTATAGTAAATGTTTTTCTTTGCTCTGTTATTCTTATCTACATTTGCCATCCAGGTAGCCTTTAACGCTAACTTTCCTGCAATTGCCTGAAGTCTAACAATTTCAATTGCTGCTACTGGCATAGGGATATCTGGTTTAATGATTAACTTAGCAATCATTGTGAGTGCCATGGTTAACTCTTCATCTTCCATAAAGTCGGCAATCTCTGCCAAACCATTAACCATGTCCAAGGTTGTTTGTTGTGGTCCTGTTTCTGTCATTTTATTCTCCTTCTATTAACTGTTCTAGTAGTTCTAATTCTATAATAGCCAGACGTACCTTCTTTGTACCCTCGCCTAAAACAATAACTAGTGCTGGATCCATGCTTTTTTTAAGTGCATCGGTAACTGCTTTTGCCCACACATCTTGATTAAGAGTAAAAGATTTAGAACATTCTTTAAAATCTAAAACAAAGTTATGCCAAGAAGCATCTCCTTTGGTATTATTTCTACCAGAGTTCTTATGCTGTTTAGCACCTATTCTTTTAGACTCTCCTCTTTCACTCATTATTAAAATCACTTTTCTTTTTCTTTGGTGGAATAAGGTTTACCTTAGAAATATGTTTTTCTGGACACATCCATGTTGCATCTCCACTTTCAGACCAATATCGTAAAGATGTAACCTCAACGCTACATTTCTTACATGGAAATTTTCCAGGATATACAGTAAACTCTTTAGCCATTATTCAACTTGTCTTTAAGGCTTTGCTGCAGGTCAAGATCTTCCTTAACACGAGCAATAAAACCATCTCTGCCTTGAACTTTAGTTCCATCATCAAGTTGATACCAAGCACCAGTTCTATTAACAAGTCCTGCTGACTCTGCTGTATCTACAAGATCACCAATAGAGTCAATACCAATCTCATCTCCTCTAAAATAAAAGTCATACTCGCCTGATTGAAATCCTGGAGAAGTCTTAGAAAACTGCAGTTCCCAACGAATCTTTCTTCCAACTTTTTCTTCAATCAACTTATCACCAATCTTAATCTTACCCTTAATGGCTTGATTATCAGATTCTGATGAGAACAATTTAATAACTGTTGACGAGTAAAATTTAGTAGCCTGACCACCTGTAGGCTGTTGGCTTGTATACATTGCATTAATATTATTACGTGACTGAGAAATTAATACAAATAGTGTTGGCTTTACCTTGTTGTTTGCATAGTTAATCATTTTCCATGCATTACTAAAATCACGAGACTCAGCACCAATTTGTTTTGTATTTTCTAGTTGTTTAAGTTCATCTGAATCTTTTTCAAAGTAAATTGCTGGAAGCAATGATGTAATTGAGTCAA